AAGGCGCCTTTTACTGGATCTAGATAGTTTAAACTTTCAGCACCATTTTTAAAACTAGGCGGAATACGTGATGGATCCACATAATTAAAATGTCGCTGTTTGCCTATAAAAGTTGCGTAAAAGGTACTGGTCGCTGGCAAAAATTTTGCGTAGTCGCTTTGTGGTGTAGTTAAGTCTCTATTCATTACTTACTTTGTGCCGGTAAAATGTAATTGTATTCTGTAATGCCACTATCTACTGTAATTTGCATAGCACCTTGATCACTAATACGCACAGTGCTTTTACCATCTAAACCTAAAATAGAAATAACTTGCTGAATTGGCCAAGCCCAAACATGTTTTAGTTTACCGCCAACATCATGCTGGAATACAAAATTACCTGCGTGTGTACTAGCATCACCAAAGTTGAACACTAGATTACCATCTTCAACTTTAACTTGAAACACAGTTTCTTCACTGTGAACAGCAGCCTGTAGTTTAAGACGCTGAATAGCATTTAAACTAGGTTCGAATTCAATATCCCAACCGCTGCCTTTAAACTTAACACTTTTAAGTTTTTCATTGATAATCTCAGTACTCATAAAACGATAATCGTTTACAAAGTCGCCTGTTGAATTTTCAAAGTGTAAACTAGTAGGAATGTCAGATCCATTTCTATTTGAAACAATAACTTCAATTTTTGCATTTTCCTTGTATTCTGGATTTTTAAGATGCAAATTAAGTTTGTCTAAGTTAGGCATGCCAAACACACCATTAAACTCTGAAACAGGTTTGTGAGTTTTAGCGTTTACTATTACGCTACGGTCTTCAGCCATAGATTCAATAGTTGTAGTTAGCTCCTCACCAGTTACTTTTACCAAAGGTAAAAAGCCTAAGCTGTGAGTATGTGCTACGATGTCTTGTAAAATGTCTTTCATAAAAGGTCTCCTTATGTTATTTTATGTGAATTTTTGATTAAAGTCAATGTTTTTCTTTTAGGAATTGTATCAAAGATTGATAATAGTTACTAGAACTCATATCTTTTACTTCCAGATCAAATGAAGATCGACTTTTATCTTCATTTTGATTTAAATGTGTTTGTAAGTTATACGCCAACGTCATAGCGTCAAGCATACTTGTAATATCAGTGCCGTCATCTTTAGTCCAAAAGTTTGGTTTGGAAAAGTCTGGTATATTGTAACCGTATTTTTTGTAATTTAAATCCATGTCACTTCTAGTAGTATAAGGGTATGCGCCTGTTTTTGGATTTAAAATTAATGGCTGTAATTGCAAATGATCAATGATATTGTCTTTTTCTAAACTAAATTCAACAGCGTTTTTTATTGATTCAGAATCTTCGTATGGTAAACCTACAATGTATCCAACATCAACATAAATGTCATACCCCCATTTTTTACGCATCTCTATTAGCATAGACTTGCGTTTTTCTGGATCCATTCCTTTACCAATAATTTTACTAGTTTTTTCATGTAAAGTTTCTAAACCAATCCAAGTAGACACTAGGCCTATTTCCTTAAGTAAATCTAATTGTTGAGGTTGCATGACCATAACATCTAAACGTGTATATGCCCTCATTTTTAATTTAAATGGTAATTTACGTGTTACAGATGCAATATATTCTAATTTTTCAACTGAATCATTTAATGTGTCATCAGCACACCAGTATTTTGTAATTCCCCACTTGTCATAATTTTCCATTAATTCTGTATACAATGAGTTCTTATCTTTAATATATTTTGACAATTCTTTTTGACCTATTAACGGATAAGAACAGTATGAACATTTAAATCTACACCCTCTAGTAAATTCTAAAGACAATGTTTCTTTAGGATTTAAAAAATCTTCTTTTTGATACAGTGTTTTACTAAGAGCAAAATCCCAACTTGGGTTTTGAGCGTTCTCATCGTGATTAATATATTTAGGCCAGATACGTTTTTTGTCTTTTAAAAAGTCAAGTATTTCTGTTTCACCCAACCCAACAATAAAATGATCAACAGGAATATCTGCATAGAAATCAATCTTTGGACCACCCATTAGAATTTTTAGTTTAGGACTGCGATTTTTAATTAAGTCAAACCATCGTTTAGTATTGTTTTTAACTAAGTCATAAACAAAACCTTTATTTGGATATAACGATTCTAATGTAGTGTCTTTATTTGAGGTAGGGTTTAAAAATTTGCCAACATCACCATCTGGAGTTCTATATGGTAACCAAGTTGATGAAATTCCTAATATTTTAGTATTTTCTCCAACTGCATGATTACAAATTTCTGTCCATTGATCAAAAGATAAATCAGCACAAAAATCTAAAACTAGACAAGAGTATCCGTTATCTCTAAGATGACTAGCAATTCTGTGAGAACCATAACCTCTATACAAAAGGTTAGGATGACCGCTTTCTGTCAGTAGTATTGCATCATAGGATTTCATTCTTAATCCTATTATTGTATTCAATAGTACTTTCTAATAAATCAAAATTTTGACCTAATGAACGTACATAATGTATTAGAGCTTGTGTATCTTTAGGGAAGCAATGTCCGCCCCAACCACGCTCACCATTTGCCCCAGGAACCATACTATGACTAGTGCCTATACGGTTATCTTGGCAAATTAATTGTCTTACTGTGTCAAAATCTAATCCAGCACTCTCACATAAATCGTATATATGATTAAAGTAACTTACTTTTATGGCTAAAAAACTGTTTGTTGCATATTTTACCAAACTAGCTTCTTGGGCTGAACAGTTGTGAATTACTTTTAAATTGGGCAATGTTTCTTTAAACAACAGCTGCCAAAAATCTAAAGGATCCTCTCCACCAATTATCATGTATTTTTGATTTATGAAATCCTCATTAGCAGTATTAGCTCTTAAAAATTCTGGACAAAATACAATACTATGATCCTTAAAAGTTTCTAATATTTTTCTAACTTGGTTAGGAGCAGTAGTGCTTTTAATCATTACTGGGATATGTATAGGTGTGCCATTTAACACTTCTAAAATATTCGTAATATCACAATCACCATTTTGCGATGGTGGAGTATTAACACAAATAATTAATCCATCAGCATCCATAAAATCTTTTATTTTGTTACCAGTGTATTTAGGATCAACAACTTCAACTTGATGTTTGTTTTTAAAAGCATTTTTTACTGCTTTTCCTACATACCCGTAACCTGCAACAATTATCTTCATATTAAAACTCGAATAATTTATTAAATGTGTTCTTTTCTATAGTGCTGGTTATATCCCATTTTAGAACACCAATTAAGTTTTCTAGTTTGTTGTCTATAATAGTATTTTCCATTTCATCATGATCAAATGGCAAATCCTTAAACCATTGTGGCAAACGTAGTTCGTCAACGGGATACGCAACACTAGTATAGCCCAAAGGATTATCTTTAAGTTTGCAGACAATAACTTTTGCCCCATCAGTAATGTTCATACTATATTTGTCATCATGCATACGTTTTAAGGTATTCCAATTAATACTAGCACGAACGTGACCAGGCATGTTTGCTTTGCCTTGCTTTTTTTCTTTAGCATCATACTCAGTAACATTGTTGGCACGTCTTGGGCTACCTTTTTCCCACCCTGGTCTACTCTTAAATTCTGTTCTAAATTTTGTAATAAAATCTAATACTTCTTTTTCGCTTTTGCCAGTCAAGACCATTTCAAGAACATCACTTAAAAAGTCTTGAATAAATTCAGGTGTGTCACTGCGTTTAAGATCCAAGCCCATGGCTTTAATTTTACCAGGTTTTCCATCAACGTCTGTACGTTTGCCTTCTTTATCATAATACAAAACTGCGTAACGTTTCTTAGTAATGAATAAACTTTTACTGCCAACAATTTCACGACCAGCTTTAATAACTTCACCTCGTGATTTTGGACAATGAAATACATCTAACATAAATTGTGGGAAGGTATTGTTGACTTCATTACCAATTTGATCGTACAATGATACTACGGTTTCTTTATTCCAAGGCAGTGCGCCACTATCTATGTCTTTCTTTAATGTTTTATATGCACTAAAATAACAACTGTCAGTGTCGCCATATATAATGGCTTTGCCTATATGATCATAATCACCAGTTACTATTTCATTTACCTTGCCAGCCATATGTTTGGCAATTTGGCGTCCAGTAAGTGTGGTTGACTGACCGATACGTTTATCAAAAAACCTACAGCCAGGATTAAGAATAGCACCATACAAACTGTTAAGGTTAATCTTTTTAACCAACTGCCTTTTATCCCAATATTCTTCTTCAACTTTATTCTCCGCTTTAATAGCATCTTTTAGTTTGGCCTGCATCTCTTTACGTTCAGCATACCAACGTTTAAGAAGTCCAGGTATTACACCTTCTTTTTCATATGTAAAGATAGTACCGTTAGCACTGATCATCCATGGTTGGTTACTTTCAAAAATTAATTTGTGTACTTCTGCGGCACTTAAGACGTCATAGCCGCCTTCTTCCCAATCAATAATAATTTCTGTACCAACTTCTTTATTAATTACGGCTTCGTATTCTAAACTGCCAAACTTGCCTTCCCAGCTGGCTGCAAAACTTTTTCCTTTGGCCTGTAAATTTTGTAAGTATTCTTCAGTCATTGTTTGACGCAGTTGCCCAACAATAGTTTCTGGACCCATGTTTAATGCACGAATAGCTGACGGATACAGACTGTTAATATCTAATGAACCAACCCAGTCTTGAATACCCTCTTTGGGATAAGCAACGTAAGCACCAGCAGCCGCAGTATCTTCACGTTCACTCATTTTAGTTCTACTAGGAACAACAAATCCTCTTCGATGTGCTTCGTTAATAATAGCCTGTTCTGTAACTGCTACAGCACCCATTGTAGTCTGTAATAGTACTGTGTTTTCATGTGCTAGTGTATTAGCAAGATCCAAAAATTTTAATTTTTTGTCTAGTTTATCTAGCAAGGCAGTATCTTGTCTGTTATATTCGATGAACTTACGGAAGTCATTGTTATATAATTGATCCAGTGTGCCTTCATAGGCAACTTTTTTCTCGCCAACTTCCATTTCACCAATGGCGTCTAATCGATATGTATGACGTTCTTCATAAGTATATCTGCGATATAGTTCTAAACTATCTAAGTGTACACGACCTACAAAGTCGTAAGTTACAGCAGTTTTGCCATACTTTTCATATTCTCTACGTTTAGGAAATTGATTAAACAAACAGAAACGTCTTGTGTCCTCTTTGCTTAGTGCTTTGGTAACACGATTAACAGTATAAGGTACGTCATATCCTTCGCTGTTCCAGCCACTGATAATGTCTGCATCTTGAATGAGATCTAAAAATGCATCTAGCATTTCTGCTTCGGTATCAAAAAGAATAGTGTCTTGAATACCATCTATAGTTTTTTGTGCTTGTTCTTTGGTCAGTGTTTTTGGTGGAACTGCAAAACAAATTAGCGTATCTAACCATTGCAAGTGTACTGCAATAGATGTAATGGGCATGAAAGCATCGTCTGGTGATGCGTAGCCACGTTCTGGATCAAAGTCTACTTCAATGTCAAAAAACGCTACGTGTAGTTTTGGGGGTTCGCTGTTTAAATAATTTTCACTTAAACAAACAAAAATTTGATTAATATCAGCTTCATAAATCTTTTTATGACTGTTGATTTTAAGTTCTTTGTGGAAGTCTTTTTGTGTTTTACATACAACTCTAGTTACAGGTTTACCATAAATTGATTGGTGTTTACCTTTAGGGTCTTCGTAGTAAAATGTGTAACGGGCTGGAATATCTCTATATTCTCTCTTGCCGTCTTTGTTGCGTTCAACCACTTTGACAACGTCATTCTCGCGGTCGAACCATGCGTCTACATAGCTCATCTATTCTCCATATGCAATTTACGGCTTGCAAATACCAAATGTGCGGTTTATGGCCCTGCTTACCTTTTCCTTTTTAAATATCTTAGATTTTTTTAGTGATTTCTAAAATATTTTCAATTTCACTCCAGTCTTCGTTATGCGCACTCCAATCGCCTTTATGCGCAATTTTAATTGCACGTTGAATGACACTGGGTTTGATATTTAATTCTTCTGCTACTGCCTTTACAGTTTCTTTGAGACCTTCATTTAAATCTTCAACTTCACGCAATACTGTGCTGCCTTCGCTGATCAATCTTTCTAATTTTGCCTTTTCTTCTGGTCCGTACATTCTTGACATGTTAATACTCCTAAAATAAGCCTTATTGTATATTACTTATGTGTGTAAGTCAAGTGTTTAGAAATTTTAAAGACAAAAATGGCAGGATAAACCTGCCATTGATGTTATTCTGGCGTGTAGCCTAACGCTTTTAATGTTTCTTGAGCATCTGCTAAAGATTTTGTAGCCATCTCTACAGCATCAGCAGGACTTTCTTGAGGATTTGTATATTGACCAATATCACTCATTAGTTGTCCAATTTCCTGCATATCTGGATCATCACCTGGTTCTTGTGGAGTTGGTCCTGGTGCTGGTGCGGGTGCTGGTGCTGGAGCCGGGGCTGGAGCCGGAGCTGGTCCTGGTCCTGGTCCTGGGCCTGGTGTTGGAGTAACGTCTTGATTTGAATTGTCTTTGTTTAATGCATAACCTAAAGCTGTACCACCAGCAAGTGTGCCCAATGCTGTTTTGCCTGGGTTAGCTCTAATTACTTTACCTGCCGCATTGGCTGTTTGTGCTGCCTTAGTAGCAGGATTTACAGTACCAATTCCAGCTCTTGCTTGCTGAGCTAACTGAGCAGGTGATAATGGTTTCTTACCAGCCGCTACTCTTGCGGCGTTAGTTGCTTTTTGCGCGGCAGCTAATTCATCAGCAGTTCTAACTGTACCTGCAGCCGCTCTACCACCAACACCGCCAACAAAATTTCTACCAACGTTAAAAGCACCTTTGGCTAAATTGCCTAGGGCACCTAAAAATTCATCAACTTGTTGATTATCTTGTTTTTGATCTAACTCTGCTAAACGGTTACGTAAATTAGCAATGATTTCACTTTCGCTTAATCCTTCTTTAGCCATTCCTTTAGGTAATGCGTTTTTAGTTGCATCGTCTCTAGCTAATGGATCTTCAACTTTGCCTCCTGGAGCAGGTGTTGCTGATTGACCAGGCTTATTGCCTTCTTTTTTAGTTTTTAATTTAGCTAACAATTCTTTTAATCTTTCTACTTTTTTCTTTAATCCTTCAGCTGTAAGTTTGTCAGCTTCAGCTTGTGCTGTTTTAGTGTCCGCCGCTTGTTTATCTTTTTCTGCTTTGTCTGCAGCCGTTTTCTTAGCAGTGTCCATAGCTGTTAGCAAGTTAGCGTAACGATCTTTGATTGGCTCTACTTTAGGATCAGAAATATCACTTAGTTGCATCATAATTGCTTGTAATGCTTTTAGATCTGGGTCTTCTTCGGAGGCAGCTGGCGCCGCTCCTGTAGCACCTGCATAACCACTAGTTTGGTTATTTACTGGAGCTTCTGCCTCTAATAAATCATACCCAATGCTTTCTGCTAGGGCTCTAGCAATACCGCTAGTAAATCTACTTTCACTAGTTGGTGCAGAAGCATATTTTTTCTCTAATTTATCTAGAAGTGGCGTTGCCTTGCCAACTAAATCAGCAATTAACTGTTGTGTTCTTGCATCTCTTGAAGTTTGTTTAGTGTCAGCATCGTACTGACCTTTTTGATCGCCTCTAAACATACGACCTAAAAATGTTGATGTACTAGCATTTTGTGGAACTAGTCCCAACTGTGCTAGTGTTTGATCTGAACTTTTAGAAGCTGTTGCACTAATTCTTGGTCGTTCTTGTTGGGTCATTGGATCTCTATCAGGCATAGCACTGACAAAATATCCACTTACCGGGTCATATAAACCTGGAAGATTTTCTTTTTGAGCCAACTGCATTAGTATTGCGGCACGTTTTTGTTCGTTTTTTTCTTGACCAACTGCGGCTGTAACTTGGTCTAGCGTTAAGGCTTCGTTTATCGCCTCAATGCTTTCTAGTTTTGACATTAATGATCTGATATCCATTTAATTTTCCTCTAATTTTTTAAGCTGATGGAGTCGCTGCAGGTTCCGCAGCAGGCGTGGCCGCAGTTTGTGTAGCCGCAGCCTGTGGAGCAGGTGTACGTAATAACTGATTATTTTTATCATGCGCCATTTGGAATCCAGCAGGCGCCTTAAGGCCAGCTTGCGTCAATGCTTTATATGTCATTTTACCAATAAGACCATCAGCTTGAAGGCCTTTAGATTTTTGAAACGCTTTGATTTCATCCGGAGTTGTGGGCCACTTAGTAA